ACTTCTTTTTGTTCACCAGTTTCGCTGTTAACAACAGGATATGACGGCATAATCACCTCTTCAGTGTAGTATTTAGACCCATTCTAGAGCAGCACCAATGATTGGAAACTGCTCACAGAAGATTGTCTTACAACCTTCCGCAATAATCATATGTTCTTTCTGAGTACCATTAGAGGCTCTCAAATCAATATAATGCATCCAAGAACGAAGTGAGCCACTCATGTAGAGTCGGGTTCCTACGGCGAGGGGAAGCACCATCCTAGCACACTCCTTTGCCACACCACGTTCTAGCATCTGTTGATACAGTGCCATGGAGGAGTCAAACAAAGTCTGCATCTGCAACTCAAGGTTCTGTTGAACAAATGGATCAAGATCGTCAGTAGAGTTCTGACGATTCTTTGTGTCCTGACGACGCAGTTCAGGCAGCACGATCTTATCACTTAGCAAAGATGAATCTGCATAGCGTTGTGAAAATTCTTGGAAAGTAAATGAGCGATGACGCAGCACTTGAGCTGCGATTGCTCTAGAAGTTTCAATTTCAAGAGTCATAAATGACTGCTCAAAGATACTCCAATGCTTGTGCTTAATACAATACTTAAGCAATCCATCAAAAGAATCATTACCTTGATTGGATGGGTTACTTACACGAGCACAGTAAGCAATATGTTTTTCAGCATCAGGTGTTACTGAAACCAGTGTTACATTATTCATCTTGTTTAATTTCTTTGTGTAATGAATTTAATTCTTCATACATGGTTAATCTGGATATCCATCATCATCATATGTTTCATCATAATCAAGGATAGGTGCTTGGTATTTAGTATCATATTTGTAAGACTCAACATCAGAGTAAACTTCAGACTCCAAAGCATCAACTAGAAGTCTCAAATTCCTGACGATAAGTTTAAGTTTATCCTTTTCCATAAAAAAATGGGGACTAGTCGGGTAGTCCCCATAATAGCATCATTTATTGGACAATGCAACTATCAACTCTTAGATGCGAACTTACGTTCGATTTTAATACCACGATACATTAGATTGTGGTTTTGCTTTTGAGTTTGCTCTTCCAACACAGCGGCTTTGTATGCCTCTTTGTCGTACTGCTGTCCTCTATAGGTGATTGTAGTCATTGATTTACTCCTGAAGTTGGGTGAAAGTTGAACCTTCTCTGCATAAGCAGGATCCGTTTTTCCCGTTCCTTCAGTCGTGTGCGTCCCAATACCACTGACATTCTGGTGCTGAGTCCTTTAGGGTCTCAACTAACTCAACCTTAATTTGATTGTTAAGGTTGTCATTGTTCTCAATCTTCAGCATGATAGCATCAGTTTGAGTACAGGTGAGTGTTGTGTAGAATAACAGTTCCAACATGGGATGAACGGCTCCGTTCCGCGACTTACTTGCGTCCGATCTCTCGGATGAACGTCAGGTCTTATTATAGACCTCATACATTATTTAGTCAAGAGGGGAGTTAAAATCCCTCTTCCTTTGCTTCTTCAATCATTTTAGAAACATAATTTTCTGTGCCGTTAATAGTCTTAATGGTAAACAGATTAGACTTCTGATATTTTTTAATCTTCTTATACTTTTTCATAAGAACACTAATCTCATCAGAAGACATATCAAAGTCTACATCAAATCCACTACTCATTTCTTTTTGCTCGATTTAGTTTGTGGTTGTGGTTGCTTAGGATCAGTCCAAAGTTTTGGACTTACAGTTCCAGCAGCTTGTGTGATATCCAACAGTCCTTTCTTATATTGATCATAGTAATGATCAAAGATGGATACTTTTTTTGAGCAGATTACAATATCATATTTGATTTCTTCTTTATCACTATACTTAACAAGAAAAGCATTGTTAGGTAGCAACTTGTCTTCTGCTAAAGTTGGGTCGCAGTTAGTCTCATAAATCTTCAAGACCTACCTCCCCATTGGATGTCTGGGAATGCAGTTTCAACAGCACCTTTTGTAAGTTTATACTTGGATTGAAGTGCTTTATCTTTTATGAGACAAAGCAAATCTGCCTCTGCAGGATGAAGACCTTCAAGAATCTGAATGAACATAGATTCTCTACGAGTCTTGGAGAGGTTTGGATTACCTCCTTGTACAAAGTGATAGAGATTCCTATACTCCTTTCTTAAAGAAGTGTGATCTGTACCAATAGGAACATCATTCTTCTCATATGGCACATCTCCTTCAGGTAGAAGAGAGACTACAGTATCATCAAAGTTCCAAATAAGAAGAGATTTAAGTGCAGCATTTGCAAACTCTTTCAATACTTCAACTTTTTTAGTTACCGTTCTCTGCTTACTAACATGATCAAGGATCTCATGCATGAAGGGATTGGGTGGAAGTGGTGATTTAGGCATAGTATTTCAAATCAGGTTAGGTTATTTATTCTTCCCCTTCAGAATAATCTTCAAGGGTGTTCTCAAATCTTACAGCAAGAATATCATCTGGTAAAATTTGACCGTGTTCATCGAACATTTCGGGATGGGTAGGTATGAAAGTTGAGTTTCTTTCGATCACATATTCTTTAAGTAGGTATCCGATTACTCCTCCTACTAAAAAAAATATCACAGAAATTACAGTCGATAGCGTTAAAGTTACTGCTAACATTTTAATCCTCCCCTTTTAGAGATTCTTTTGTTTTAACATCTAAACTAAAGTCTAGAAATAAGTTAATCTCTTTCTTGAAAAAAGGAAAAACTCTTCCAAACTTAATCTCAAAAGTTTTGGGCGCGTTTGGTTTTCTCCTTTTGTTTCTAAGTAGTAACTCTACACCCCGATTGAGATTCAAAGGTGGATCACTGTTACGATTATTTATTGGTCTTTCGTTTTCGTCCTGGTCTTTTTTCTTGTTCATACTTCCATGCATCCTCAAGTATACCATAAAGATATTTTCTTATTTTTCGTGCCTCTGGTTTTCTTATATGACCATATCCTTCACGAAGTTGTTGATGCATTCCATCAGCACCACCTTCAAGATATTCATCTAAGTCTAATATTAAGAGATTGATTTCCTTTGCAGTGGAACTTTCAATAAACTCAGTTGCGTCTCTCTTGGTAGCCTGAATACTTTTTAAGTATTGATACATGTTTATCACATATTTTCCTTGAAAAGCATGATCAATTGCGTGTTCTACGATGTCATATAAGTCTACGTTATCCATCAGACCAGTTTATTTTCTTTCAGGTATTTAACAGTTTCTTGACATCCCCCAAGTTTTTGTCCATTTGATAACACCTGAGGGAAGGTAGAACCTGGTCCAAACTCAGCATAAAACTCGCTCTTCTTATAATCCCTATCAAGTTTATACTCAACAAAAGTAAGTTCAGCAAGTTGAAGGGCAGCAATTACTTTTGTACAGAAAGGACATCCATTTTTAGAGTAGACTGTGAACGAAGGTGAGGTCATAATTTTGTTTACTTTGAGGTACTATTTACCTGTGCAGCATGGTGAGGTTTGTGCTCTCTTCCTAAGGGTTGGGAAGACTCAAAAGGATCCCGTGATTTGTTTTTAATCACAATGAAAGCATCTTTATTATACTTACGGTGACCAAGTGGGGACGACCACTTTTTATTATAACCCTCAGGTTGATCAATACCAGAAACAACAGTTCCGCCAATCTCTACAACGATGTTATCATCGTTGCCCCACCCAAGAGTGTTCATTGTCTCTGCAATTTTAGAAGCAAGCATATAAAATAGACTACTCCTTTAAGTTTAACAGTATTATTGTTAGTTGTAAAGGTCTCTTACTTCTCCAATGATCCAAGACCGCATACCAAATGGAGTATCAGCAATAAGACATTGTGTACGTTCTGCTACTTCTGCTGGTACAACTAGACAGAATCCAATACCCATATTGAATACATTTTTCATCTCATCATCAGAAATGCTACCCGCATTCTGAATAATCTCAAACATATCTGGAACATCCCATGCTCCATAGTCCACGTCAACAGTCAGACCCTTTGGAAGGCATCGTGGGAGGTTCTCAGGCAGTCCTCCTCCAGTGATGTGTGCCATTCCTAGGATAGGAACTTCATCCAACAGGTGCTGGATTAGACGGGAATAGATGGTGGTTGGTCTCAGCAACCCAGGCATGTACTTATATGAGATAAAATCTCTAGACAACAT